AACAATCGTGAAGCTGTCACCCTTAAACCGAATAACCTCTACAACATGCAGGAAGTCGTTCTCATCCTGTATCAACGTGACGCCTACAGTGAAGTCATTCACCTGCCTCTCACCGATAGCAAAGTCCCACGCTTGAAAAACATTTCTGTTGTAAGCAATGGGTGGCACAGACTCGAACTTAAAATACTCTCTCCTAAAGTACATACCCTCGTCTGGTACAGGGTTCTGCTGAAACAACGCAGACCATATACGAGGCGGCTGGTTTGCCTTCATTGCGGCCATCATCTTCTCACTGTACCTCTCGGGGTGCAGGGCTTCTCCGGGCATACGCAGCAATTCGTACGTCTCCCCTAGATCAGAAGGTATACTAGTCCCTGCCTCCCTCTGCAGGAGGCGCACGCTCTGGTGTGCAAAGTCCAGCGCCTCGTCGTACCGCTCTATAAGATCCGTCTCCTTATTCCTATACTCCCACTTCTCGGCAAGTGCCGGATACTTAATGATCAAAAACTGATCAGCCTCTGCATCAGTAATCATCTTCTGCTGCAGACGGCCTGCTAGATCATCATCGTGCCACCAAGTCTGTATAACAAGCACGCCGCCACCGGGGGCCAGACGCGTATACGCAGTAGACCAATACCAATCCCACAGACTGTCGCGAGTAACGACAGAATCCGCTTCCTCCTGATTCTTAATCGGATCATCAATAATCAGAATCGTAGCCCCCTTACCCGTAATACCACCTCCTACACCGGCAGCAGTAAATCCGCCACCTGCCGTCGTATTCCATGCTTCTGCACTCTGTGAGTCAGGGTCCATCTGAGTCGTCGTAAACAATGGGCTGAAGCCGGGGTCTCTCACAATCTCGCGTACTTTGCGAGAAAACTTCATAGGTAGGTCGAGGTTATATCCGCAGTTAATCACCTCCCATGCCGGATGATGACCCAGCACAAAAGCTGGAAAGCGAATGGACGCTAGCTCACTCTTACCGTGTCGAGGCGGCACTAACAACATCAGCCTAGGAGACAACTTCGCTTCCACATCCCGCATGAACTGCTCAAGACGACGTGCAATATCGACATGCAGCCATCCGGGCTGATACGAAGGGTAGAACCGCTTGGTAAACTGAATAAGGCTACGCCGCGCAAGCACGCGCTTGGCCATCTCCAACTTAACCTTGGGGTCTAGCTGATCAATCGGTAAGTGAGGGTCCATCAAAACAGCTGTGTGTGGATCAGACTTCACAAGCTCTGCCGCATCTTTGGCTCGTTCCTTAGCCTGCTCTTCCCTGTACAGCTCTCTTAACCGAGCATTTCCTCTCTTAATCGGCAGTTCAGGCGCAGCTTTGGCCTTAGTCTTGGGCGTAGTCTTAGTCTTGGGCGTAGTCTTAGTCTTGGGCGTAGTCTTAGTCTTAGGCGTAGTCTTAGTCTTGGGCGTAGTCATACGCTACTATCCGATAAGGTCTGCAGCTCATCCAGCACAAGGCTGGCCTCTCCTTCAATAATCGACCGGCTGTCTTCTACCATCTGCAGCAAGTCAGAATCGCTGAGAGTCTCCAATTTATCCACGATTCGCTTTGCGGTTACCGTAATATCCACCTTCTTCACTTCTGGTGCGTAATACCCGCACATTCGGCCTATTTCCCGCCAACCAGCAATCATATTTCCACTGTCAGCCTGCATTTTCGCCATATCAATAGCTTCCAAAAAGCCGTCCATAACCTTCTTCCGACTAACATCGGCGACTTTTTCATGCTTCTTGTGCAAATAAGCAATTGCGTCTCGGACTTTTCGGCTCAAAAGCACCTGAGTTCCGCTCTGGTGTGGAGAAGCGTATCCAGCAATTCGGGCTGAAACCACTGGGGATTTGCCCTGCATGATGCTTTCCACAAACAACTTCTGCTGGGGCGTCAAATAATGAAGCGGGGACGTGAGTTTGGTCACTTTTGGCGAGTACACCTCCTTGTTCTCCTCAGTATATGGAGCCGAGGTAATCTTTTTTCCTTCATTCTTTGGCCTAGCCATGACAGTCCTCAAGTTTTTGAAAGATCGGACATTATTTTGCCACAAAAAATTTACAAAATTTTTTTGAAATCTGAAATCGGAAAAATCCAACTCTCCAGTAGAGAAAAAACAGTTTCCGAAAACAAAATCGGCCCTCGCACTGAGCTGAACAGAAGAAGAACAAGGAGGCTGAGAACAAAGAAGAACTCGGAGGCTGAGAACAAGGAGGCTGAGAACAAAGAAGAACTCGGAGGCTGAGAACAAAGAAGAACTCGGAGGCTGAGAAAAAGTGAGAAAAAACATAAGGTTGCGGGGGGATGACACCCCTCCCCCCGATCCCCAGACCCCATACCCCACTTCGGATCGGCTTCGGCTCCCGGCCAGAAAGAATTCTTTGGGTTCGTCTATGCGAGCATATTCGCTCTAATCAAAAATCGGAGAGACATCATGACCGCAGACCAAATCCAAGACGCAGTGTTCGACTTCGCCACCAGCATCAGCGAGACTGGCCCGATTAGGGCTGCGCTACATGCAGCTAATTCAAAAGAGGTCATCGACTTCATAGAACAAAAGAACGAACTCACCAAGCAGGCGGCCATCCAGCGTCAGCTCGCTCGTCTGGCAGCGAGGTAAGCATCATGACCAGAAGACAGATCAGCACCATCAAGACCGTGGCCATCTGGATCTTGGTCCTCATCATTTATAGCCTCGTATCCGATTCAGGATACCCGGCAATCTAGCCACAAGGGTATAGAGTCTTCGACTCTATACCCTTTTTTCATGCTCCGTCGCGGCCCGGGGCGGGGAATCCAACACACACACCCAGACACCAGACACCCAACACACCGTGTCGATTGGTTGTTTTGAACCAATTTCTTTGGGTTCTTCTTAATAAGCCCTAGAAATAGGGTTCATATCAACCAAAAAATGGAGAGAGGTTCAAATGAACCAGCACATCACCCAAGACCTAGCCAGTGTAGACCCTATCGTCAACGTATTTTTAACCATCGAAGGCTTCGACATCGCAATTTCCCACGATGTCAGAACGTGGAGAACAAGGGTTCCGTACAACACTCTTAAGAGCATCATAGGAACCAAAAACGTACAAATCGAGTTCGGGGCCGAAGACGATCACTTGTTCCTGATTATAGAAAAAGACAAGTACAGACTGCTGCAGAGACCCTCTGGACACTACTTCGGAGTACTCAGAAAACAAGCACCAAAAGCTGAAGCCTGCACAATGCAGGAAGCACGGAGACTTCATCAAGAAGCTCAAAAGCCAAAGAAACCGAAGAAATAGCAAATAGCCTCTCAGACTTGCGTCTGAGAGGCTATTTTTATGCTCCTAAAAAACCAAACCCCAGACGCTGACACACACATAGCCTATAGCGTTGGGTTTTTTATTGTGTAGGTTTCGTATTTGTTTATTTTCTATTGGAGTTTTCTATGAGTATCTTACTTTCGCATATCGATTTCATGCCATTGATCTATGGCGTAATTATGTATCTTGGCATTTACGTCATGTGGTACAAACTCACTCACGGCAAGTGGATCAGCCTTCTAATCGACATCATCGTCTTTGCGCTAGTGTTCAAACTGCATGGCGGTTCAATGGCTGGTGGCTTCTCTGCCATGATAGCTTCCTTGCTCGCAGGAATTACATTTCCGTACATGATAGGCGTTCGGAAATAACCCAATAAACCCAACACCCCCTAGAGGATACGTGTTGGGTTTTTCTTTATGTGTCGATATTGGCACATTCTGGAGGCAACAATGGACGCAAACGACGAGTGGTTCGCATTCATAAGCGAATCAAAAATGCGTACATGGATGTTGGAAGTAGGTTGGGATCTTCCAGAGGGAGACCCGTTAGACATTTTAATCAATGAAGAGGAACAGAGAGATGAACAAAATTCTTAAAATGCATGAAGATATCCAAATGCTAGACTCAGGTACTCAGATCGCAATTCTGGGATCTTGGGGCTTCATGGTGAATTCGGCTTGCATAAACCAAGCCATGCGGT